ATTAGTACTGCAAGGGCGCAACAAATTTAAAGCGAGAAAAATTTTTGATTTTAGTTACCAAAAACAATTGACTTTTAACGGTTACCACTATATAATATAGAAATGCATTATATATATTTGACAACTAACAAAATAAACAATAAAAAATATAGAATTTTTAATTGATCAATTTAGCAAGCTTCGAAGTTCATAAAAAAAGGAATTAAATGTTATTAACAGGCTCACAATTTGCAAAGTTTATGGGAACGTCAAGGCAAAATATCTATAAACTTGTTAGAAATGGAAAACTAATAAAAGACGATAATAATAATTATGAAACTGATAATCCTAAAAACTTTAATTATATTCAACTGCACGGTAAATCACTATCAGATATAAGTCAATATGTTATGTCTATATCTGAACGCAAGATCAAAAAACCATTGAAAATTAAAGAGCCGTCTAAGCGTGAGGTTAAGATTAAACCGATTAAAGAGATCAAGTCTAAACCGATTAAGATTGAAAAAGTAAAAGTCATACCGGTTAAAAAAGAAAAGCCAATAATTAAAACAATGGTTATTGAAAATCAAGAAGAACTTGAAAACATGGATGATGAATTATTAGATGATACTGAAATTTTAGACGATGAAGCACAATATAAAAAAGCGTATGATATAACACGCTTACCACGTAAATTATTAAACATGAATATGAAAGACTTAGTTTTGCGTCATGGTAATTTAAAAGAAATTGATAACTTATCAAAAATATTACCACGTTTATTTATGGCTCAAGAAAAAGAGACTAAGGATAATGAGCGTAAAAATTTATTGGTACCGAAAGAATGGACAGAATCAAAGATGTTTTTATATTTAGAAATATTAGGCAATAGAATTTTAGATTATCCAGAAAATGCAGTTGATAAAATAATTGCTTATACATTATCAGATAAAACTACTGCACGATTAAAATCAATTGAGTTAATGAGAAATGATTTATCGGTTTTTATTGAGGACACGAAAAGCAAAATAACAAATGAAATTGAAAGGCTAATTGAAAAATATCAAAGTGAGAGTTTGAATGATTGAGCCTACCTTAAACCAATTAGAGTTTTTGCTTAAGCAGTTTAAAAAATTAACTTCAAAAAAATCATGGGAGTTACCGAGTAAATATATAGAACGTGTTCGTTATCTTGACAAAGAATTAACTCCGATACCCGGATTTTATAGATTTGATAATACTCCATATTGGAAAGAGCCGCTTGATTTATTAAGTCCATTATCGGACGTGCAAAAAGTTGTAATAGTCAAAGGTGTTCAGGTTGGTTTTTCGACCGGTGTACTTGAAAATATTATTGCCTATAACATAGGCTGCGATGCAAAGCCTCAATTATTTATAACTGCGGATAAAGAACTTGCTAAGTTAAGCATGGAAATAAAAATTGAAAGAATGATTGACAGTTGCGGACTAAGGGACTTGATTTTTTCACAAACAAAACAAAAAACTAAAAAGACAGGTGATACAATTTATAATAAGTCCTACGTCAACGGGTTTTTGACGTCTATTGGTAGTCAGAATCCTGGTAAATTAAGGGCAATGTCTTATCCTGTAATCGTTATGGATGAGCTTGATAGTTATCCTGAAAGGTTAAAAGGCGAAGGTGATCCGGTAACGATTGCAGATAATAGGTCGAATGCTTATGGAGATAAACGTAAAATATTATATGGTTCGACGCCGTTAATATTACAGTCAAGTAAAATTTGGAAATTATTTTTAAAAGGAGATCAACGTTATTTCAATGTTCCTTGCAAGTTTTGTGGAGAATTCCAAATCTTGAAATGGCATGGAGTTTCTGAAAACGGAAAACAATACGGAATTGTTTTTGAAGTTGAAAACGGAAAACCAATAATTGAAACGGTAGGTTATAAATGTCCTCATTGTGAAAAAATTATGAAGAACTATGATAAAGCAGAAATATTTCAAAAAGGGCAATGGATTGCTACTGCCGAAAGTCAGGAAAGAGGTTTAGTTAGTTATCAGTTATCAGCATTGTATTCAAGCCCTTCTATGTTTTCATGGGAAAATATAGTTGAAAAATGGGCAAACGCATGGGACATTGAAAAAAATAGGTTACGTGATAAAGAAGAATTCAGATCATTTAGAAATCTTATGCTTGGGTTGCCTTTTGAAGAATTAGGTCAATCCATAAAATCAGAAAAAGCACAATTGCATAGACGTGGTATATATTTAAAAAATCAGATCCCGAATAATATAATTATAAATGAGGCGGGTTCACCTGTATTATTTTTAACGTGTGCGGTCGATGTTCAAAAAGCAAATATATTTGTGGATATTACGGCATGGTGTCAAAATGGAATAAATTATAAAATAGATTTTTTTTCAATAGACGGAGAGGTCGAAAAATATCATTCTCAAATGTGGGCGGAGTTAGATAATATTTTAGTAAATCGCACATGGGTTGCAGATGACGGAAAAATTTATAAAATAATTCAAACGGTTATAGATTCAGGTCATTATACTCAATATGTTTATGATTTTTGTAAGCAATATAGTGCAGGGGTTTTCAGTATAAAAGGGCGCGATTTTCTTGACGGCGGTTTGACATTTAGAAAGTTTTCAAAAGAGACCCTTGATAAAGCAGGCTTACCGATTGCATATTTGCTTAATACAACAAAATTAAAAGATCATATTGCGGTTATATTACAAAAACTACAATGGAATCAGGGCGAGTTAATGCCTGCGTGGTATAGTAACTTTCCCGAAGATATGCGAGATGATTATTTTATACAGTTTGAAAGCGAACAGAAAAAAGAAATAATAGACCGAGTTACTAATAAATGGATTCGTACTGTATGGGTACAAACACACGGTACCTCTAATCATGTGTTCGATTGCCATGCTTATTCCATCGGATGTGTAGAGATTTTAGCAGATGCGACATGCAGGATGATTCTTGATTTACCCGCCTTAGATTGGCAAACATTTTGGGACTATGCAAAATTAGGATATTTTTATCAATTGCCAGAAATCTCTTGACATATTTGATATAATATATTATATTTAATTATCGATCTGGACAATCGAGTGTTAATTGTATGGTTAACAAAAATATTTAAAAATATAGCTAATGCAATAAAAAGAGTTTTAAATATTCTCTTTTATCCGATGTCCAACGGGTTGCATTAGCTATATTTTTTTATAAGGATTATTTATGGAAAAAGCAGTACAAGAAATAAACTACCTTATATCTATGGGCAAGTCAAGAAATAATGAAAATAATAAGTGTTTTATTAACACATTAAATTATATTTCATTATGTAAAAAATTAAAAGATAGCTATTTGGATGACAACAAAACAATCGACCGAGTTAATGGTCTTTTATTAGAGTATAGAGACATAATAGAAAATAGCATTATGTCATTAGAAGAAAAAATTATTTGCAGTTCTTTTTATGATTCTGTTTTGTATATGTATGGATGGAATATAAACAAAGAGGAGTCAAAAAGTATTGGGTTTGTTTATTTAATACAAATAGGCAATTTTTATAAAATAGGAAAAACAAAAGACATTAAATCAAGAATAATGTCATATAATACTCATAACCCTAATGATAAAATAGAAATATTAAAATATGTTTTGTTAGAAAACTACGGACAGATTGAGTTAGATTTGCATAGAAAATATAAAGCAAATAGAGTAAAAAACGAATGGTTTAATTTTAACAATAAAGAGTTAATAGATATATCTCAATTTTTAGAGTGTATTTCTCTTGACAATAAATAATAATTAAATTATATTATAAGCCTATGATTTCTTTTTGTCTTGATCCTGAGTGATTTTTTACGATACGATCACTATAAAACAAAGCCGGTAATATATTAACAGTTAAATATATTATCGGTAATCGTTATAATCATAAAAAAAATAAATAATTATTGACAGGTTAGTAATTAAAAAGTATAATACAGGTTAGGGAAGGTTTATTCATGCCGAGTATAGATGAAACAAGCGAAGTACTGACAGAAAATTCTCAAACTTATTATCAAAACACTTTAAATAATTCAAAAATATTATTATTCCAGATTGATAAGGCGATTTTTGCGATTACTTCCGGCGGTCATCATAGCTACACGATCAACTCTGGACAAAGTACCCAGACCGTTACCCGTGAAAATATTGCAGAGTTAATAAAATCAAGAGATGACTTACTATATACTATTTCGACATTAGAAGAAAGACTGAATATAAGAAAAAGTGTAATTCATGCAGTCCCGGGATGGTAAAATATTATGAATAAAAGACAATTAAAAAAAATAAATAATATTCAAAAAGATTTTGGTAATAATAGTGATTATGCAAAAACAAATTATTATATTCCTGATATTGTATCATCAATTTTTGACGGTGATAAATTTAACGGTTCGTTTGGAACAACTAAGAGTTATGATTATGTAGATTATTACACATTGCGTAAAAGATCCATTCAATTATTTGAAGAGAATCATTATGCTAAGGGTATTATCGAGCGTATTTTACAAAATGAGATACACAAAGGATTAAATTTAGAAGCTTCACCGTTACCGAAAGTAATAGGATTAACAGAAGATGAAGCAATTAACTGGGCTGAAGATATAGAGACTGATTGGCAATTGTGGAGTGAAGATTGTCAACAAGTAGACTGGCTGCAATCAAAAACATTAGGTCAATTACAAACGGATGCAAGAATGACAGCAATGTTATCAGGTGATGCTTTAATTGTTTTAAGGTCAAATCAAAAAACAGGTTTACCAACTATAGAAATTATTGACGGTTCAAATGTTGTCAGTCCTCTTGGATATGTACCACGTAATGGCAATAAATTAGTGTACGGTGTAGAAATAGATTCACAAAAAAGGCAGGTTGCTTATCATGTACAAACTCAAGATAATAATGGAGTTTGGAGTTATAAGCGTATTCCATGTTGGGGTGAAAAATCAGGACGTAGAATATCATGGATGATTTATGGCGGTCGAAAAAGAATAGATCAGGTCAGAGGTATTCCGATACTTGGATGTATTTTATATGCATTAAAAGAAATTGACCGATATAAAGATGCTGAACTAAGGGCAGCAACATTAAATGCAATTATTCCATTATTTATAAAGAAAACTGAAAAAGTTGCAGGAAGTTTGCCATTTGGTCAAGGTGCAGTTCAAAGAAATACAGTTCAAATTACAAACCCTGATAATACCGTACAAAATTTAAATATTACAAAAAATTTACCCGGTCAAGTATTCGATAGTTTATCGTTTGGTGAAGAGCCTGTAAGTTTTGATACAAAAAGACCTAATATAAATTTTGCAGTATTTGAAGAAACTATTTTAAATGGCATTGCATGGACATTATCAATACCGCCGGAAGTTATGAAAATATACTTTCAAAGTAATTTTTCAGCAAGTAGACAGGCAAATAATGAATTTAATGTTTATCTTAATTATAGATTTTGGCAATTAGGATGCGAGTTATTACAACCCATTTATAGAGAATTTGTATTTGCAGAGGCTTTATATAATTTGATTCCGTGTCCGGGTTTATTAGATGCAATAAATAACGGCAATTCTAAAATAATAAATGCATGGACTAATTCAGAGTTTACTGGATTAAGCCGTCCGAGTGTAGACTTATTAAAAGATGTAAATGCAGCAAATGAAGCATTAAAATTAGGCATTACAACTTTTGACCAGCAAAGCCGTAAAATTTCAGGAATGCCTTTTAGGGTAATAGCTCAAAAATTAGCAAGAGAAAAACAATTATTAAAAAAATATGGATTGGTTTCAAGTATTGATGAAGATAACAATGGATTACCAATTCAAGAAGGCGGTCAAGTTGTTGATTCGACAGTAAAATTAAACAATAAAATAAATAAATTAGAAATACAATTTAATGATTTATTTGAAAATTTAGATAATAAAGTTATGGAGGTATAAAATGGCATTAGCAAAATATACTTTAACAAATGGTTTTTGGAAAAAGATTTCAACATCAGGACAATCAGGAACTGCATGGATAAAAGATTTTAACGGTGCTCATCCAATAATTTTAATTTCACATACCATAAGTACGCAAACATATAATCCAAATGACGATCCCGACTTAGGAATTTTATCTGATAATATTCCTTATGCTTCGGCGGTTGGGTTAGATGTTAACATAGCTTATGAATTACCAGTTACAGATAATCAAATAAGCGTACCTTTTTCACCTGATACGGAAACTGATGTTTATTATGCTACAATTTTAAATACTGGAAAAACAGCGGATATTATAGCAGATTTTTATTAAGGAATTTTATATGATAGGTAAAGAAATAATAAATAATATAATTGGATTTTTTACAGATTATGTAAAAGTGCCTTTTTTACTAACGGATAAAACAAGCATAATGGCTTTTCTAAGGACAGGTTATTTTCACGTACACGGTGCAAGTTTTCTTTATCCTGATAAAGCCGATCCCGTAAGTTTGTCAAGTTCGGCTGCATCATGGAGTCAATCAGGTGCGATTGTTGAAATAATACCGGTAAATACGATTACAAAAAATTTTGATTTACATTTTGTTAACGTTTCTGATATATCAGCTGATTTATACGGTGTTATTGATTTATTTTCAGGAACGGCAGGTAATGAGGTTAAAATTGGAAGTGTTGAAGTTACAAGGACTTCAAATTTTGCACAAGAAGGGAATAGACCTTTACAAATACCTCAGCAATTAGCAAATACAAGAATTTCGGCTCGATTTTCTGATAGTACTACAAGTATAAGGACGTGTAAAATAAAACTATATGGACACGTTTATTCAACAAGTTTAACATAAATATCGTATGATATTATAAAATATAAAGACGTTTTAAAATCGTCTTAAAAAAAGGAAGGTATATATGGGAATTAGAACTACTTTACAAGCTATATTAAACAGCCTTGTGAAAAATGCAAATGACAACGTTATTGGAAAAACCGGTAACGTGTATTATGTTGACCCGGTAAACGGTGCGGACACTTATGCAGGAACAAGCGTAAATACTGCATTATTAACGTTAACGGCTGCTTTAGCAAAATGTACAGCAAATAACAATGATACTGTTTATCTAATTGGTAATTCAGGGTCAATAACTTTATCTGCTCAACTTGACTGGAATAAAGATTATACTCATTTAATTGGCTTATGTTCTCCGGTTG